CGGTAACTACAGCGATTTCATTTTTCAGCACTCGAAAGAGGGCTTATCTTCGTGCGCCCATTTTTCCCCAGAATATTTTTCTGCTCTTAGGGCTTGACTTTTAATAGTTAGTCACCTCAGCAAAACTGTAATAAAATAGTACGGAAACACAATGATTCCAACAAAGGCCGCAAACAAAAGCCATGCCAACAGAATAATACACAGTGTCGCGGCCAAAGATTCAAGCACACTATCTGTTTCTCTGTGAATTTCCACGAATATTGGTACAATCCCGATTGCGCTGGCCATAAGCCCAATCATAATAAGCACCTTAATTATCGAAGCCATCATTTCTTCTCCTTCCCTGGAAGTCATAGAGTTTCATCATAATGGACGCAGTCCCCCATCGGTCATAAGTATGGCTCCAACTCCAATAAATGCTATACCCAAAGCAACAGCCACCGTAAGTTTTATGGAGTCCCAAATATCTGCATCTAGTATTGTCATTGATAAAACGAATACCCCCGGGATTATGATCATAATAAGTCCTAGTAACTTTATCATTTTTCTTTACCTTTCAAATATAAAAACATTATAACCGCACCATCGAGCATGTGACCGAGGTAATCCCAATGTCCAGTGATCTCTGCTGCAAATATAAGCATCATAACGCCCAGAAGGTACAGACAATCTCGTAAACTCATAATTTACCTCTTAATAAGAATGCCCCGAGAAACATCATCCCCACCATAGCTAGGGTAAAGAGAGTTCCTCGCCAGTCGGCAATAAACGCTAGAATCAAGATACCAGCAAGTGGCAGAAGCATCAAAATCCATCCCAAAATCTGTAACCAAATCATAAGTTCATCATCTCCTCGACCAGAAATATCACAAACAGAATAAGCAAAATTCCACAAAAGATTCCAGCAAGCCCCAGAATCATCTTGAGGATGATAGAGAAGCCAAAACTGACGAGAGTTGAAATGCCACTAACCAGCAGCATAACAGCACCAATAAAGGCCATAAGACCAATAAGCAACAAAACCATAATTAGTTCCTCCAAAATATCAATACTCGTCCGGCAGCAAAATCGTAGTAGAACTTCGATCTGCCTCCGTAATGATCCAAATCGTGTCATCAGGATGGTCCATGCGCTTATAGACACTCATCAGCCGCAGCCCATCCACAAGTGCTTCCTCGTTGGCAGCCTTATCCTCATCGCACATGTTGCCCCAGTCACCGTTGATATGCCGGTTCAAAGAGACAATCATAAACTGCATAAAACCTGCATCCTCGAGCTTTGCATTCACACCAGGAGTAGAATAAACATTACCAGGTTCAAACTTCCTCATTTGTGTCTCCTTTCGTTGCACTGGTTATAATTTTGTTCATGTCTCTTGGTTTTGACCGAACAATTTCTCTCAAAATCTCATCAGGATCTATATCGATACATAATGTTATTTTCATGTTCGGAAATCCATCAGTACGAAAATATATCTTGTCAGTGATGCTTCTGGCAAAGATCTTAGCAATTTCAAGTTCATCTTTTGAATACATTTTTGCTGTATTCATGGTGGCTGACTCTAAAAATTCGTACAATTTGCAGTGTAAATTGTCGAGCCTATTCGCAATTGTCATCATCGCTCTAATATCTTTAAAGCCCATCGTTTGAGTCTCCTTTCAATATGCTTTCTTCTCCAGCGGCTATGTCTCCTGTGCCATTGTCAAGGGTAACCAAATAAATAAACTCATTTTTATCTGGAATAAACTCGACATAGCTGATTATTCCTGGTTCCGTATGAAGAGAGAAGCAATCCATAAAAACTTTAACTCTATCCCCAACACGATACATCATTTTTCTCCTTTCATCGGGGCCGTACCGTAAGCACGCCGTTTGACCCTCTCAAATCAGGCACCCCAAAATATCAATCAGAACGGGCAACCATCGGGATTATCGATCTCGGTTTCCACATAGTCCGCATACTTATCGGCAAACGGATCATCTTCGATCTTTGCATACATCGAGTCAAGGTAAGCCGAGATGCCCCTCTTGCCATTGACCTCCCACATATACGGGCTGATGACAACACCACACTCTTCGATCTTGGCAAAGTCCAGGCTGGAGATCGTGTTTTCATTGAGGAAAACCTGCTTATGATTGGACAGCAGACGAACCTTCGGAGCACGAACCTTGAAGCTGACCTTCACCTTAATATAATGAGTAGGCTCCTCATCCGGGTCTTTGGAGATCAACGGACGCACATTCCAGCCGTCTTTTGCGAGGTTTTCTGCCATCTGAGGATCGTCGATAATCACAGCAAAATTGCGGTCACCCTCACGATTGTAGTTATCGCCCTTGCCCGAGAAATTCTTGTAGATCAGACGCGCATTGTCGATCACCAGTTTATTCATACGTTCAGCCATTACAGTTTTCTCCTTTTCAAATATCATTGTCGCAATCACCGGCGGGCTCTTTTACCGAGGGCCACTCCTCCGGCACGATTCTGCGACGAAACTCGTTTTTGTTGATAGGGCTTGACCCCAGGTTGTTTTTAAAGATCTTTGCCAAGGCATTCCATTTGTCGTTTTGCTCGCCCAGAATCGTCACAAGCTGCCAGTTCGACTTGATTTTTCTCAGGTCGATCAGCTCGTTCGTCTCCTTGACAAACTCCTTACGGATCAGCGCCCCAACTTCCCTATCAGTAAAGCCGTAATACTCACGATGCTTGTAGGTGTCGAGGTACTTCTTAAAATAGTCTTTTGCTTTCAGAAAATATCACTCCTTTAGTTAGGCGTCCGCCTGGTTTGAACAAAGCTCTTTGCAAGCTCTTGGATCAAAGAATGCGTAAGTGCTTTTTCAAGGTCATTAGCCGGATTATCCGCCCATGCAAATTTAATATGAAGAAGCTCATGAACTAACACTACTTCATAGTCAAAAGGTGCAAGTGTATCCGTGGCTCCAATATCCAGCTCATCCATAATTTGTATCATGGCCGATTGAATTTCACGATTATAGGTACATGTCCCATAAGTATCCTCAAGTGCCATGTTAGATTTCCGTACTGCCCAATCGAAAGTAATATTCCAATTTTCAAGCTCCAGAATACGGAGCCAATAGTTAAAAAGATCTTCTGCTTTTTCTTTAGTCAAAATATCACTCCATTCAAAATGAAAAAGCTAAGACCCCATGTTTCCACAGGGCCGTAGCCTTTGAATCAATCCACCATTTTCATTCAGGTAATTGCTTGACGAAATACAAAGTTGGCACGTGCTTTGTCGACAGCATTGAATTTGCGATACTTCAGCATATCCGACAGAGTCTCCATGATCGAGTCATAGCCTTCCGGTGAAATATCTTTCACATTACGAATGGCATAAATCGTTCCGAAGTCAAAGCAGACCGCCGAAAGTACAACTGCACCTCCGCCAATCAAAGCAACCTTCAAAAGTTTATTCATTTTGCAAACCTCCAGTTAAATTATTGGATTTTCTCCATATGAGGGCCTGTAAAATTCGCGTCAGAACGGCACATCGTCATAAATAGGTGCTCCATGCTCATCATAGCTGCACCCAATGTACGGATCATCCGAGACAAACCATTCATAATCGCCAAACTCGGAAATATCATGCACCGCCGTATCGCACATCTTCTGATAATACGATTTATCGATGCAATCCTCTTTGTGGAGAGCCTTGACCATCTCTGCTTCCATCCAGCGATAGCCCTTAGAGCCGGTAGCAGCCGAGTATTTCTTCCCGCCGGTCTTCTTATCGTCAGACTCACGTACCAGAACACCGCCACCGCAGCCAGGCTTCACAGGGCAGAACAACCCAACCTTACCCACGAATTTGTAGTCGTGCTGATCCTCCTGCAGCCCTTCGTTCATATCCAAATATAAAGCCGAAGTTACCTGCTTGGTCTCGCACATGTCTTCAAACTTGATAGGCTCTTTGCTGAACAAGCTCTTGAATACATACGGAATCTGGAACTGTGTACCAGTAGCCGTCCATTCATTGGCATGTTTTCCGCCCTTGTTGATGATACCCTGCTCATTGTATTTGGCAATGTACACAGCATCGTTTACAAGGCAGATGCGGTCGTAAGTGGCCTCATGCTCGAAGACGTACCCATATTCCCGGCCATACTTGTCGATGAAGTCGAGAATATCATCCGTGACATCAGGCACTTTGATGGAATCAGTCTTGATGTGTGCTACGATAAAGCCTTTATTCTGCACTTCTCGTTTCAGGGTTTCCATAAAGAGAGCCCCGCGCTTTGCAACAATATTGTCGTTATTACGCGGATCTCTGAAGGCGTTATTGAATTTGGCCGAAGTCAGTCCATACACCGAGTTGATTGCAATTTTCAGCGCAAATGCTAGATCGTCCCAATCGTACTCAGCCTTGCCCGCAGCAATCGCTTCAGCAAATGGTACCAATTTGCCGTCTAGGATGCCCCTCAGAGCCTCTACATCGTGATGTTTGATGTACATACGAGCAGCTTTCAGGTCGGCAAAATTCTTCGTATAAGGTCCGAAATGCCGTTCCGCAATGAGACTGGATGGATGCATCGAGCCAATATCATCAAGTCCCGCGTGTCCATACATGCCCGGCTTCGAGTATACATAACCGCCTTCGCCGATTAGCTCTATAAAGACAACGGGTTCTTCATTTAGTTTTTTGGCTCGCTCATCCTCTGCCTTCTGCCGATCCAAAAGCTCGTACAAATACTCGGGATTCGCTCGGCAACGGTCAGCATCCAAAATATCACTACACCAGTAGGATTTTGCCCCAGTCCAGACATAGTTCGGGAAGAATGGCATGATGCTCCAACCCACCGGCAATTCCTCTCCGGGCACATAACTGCGGTACTGCGGTTCGCCTTTCTCATTCCAGACACGGAAATCATAGTCGGCACCCAGTTTCTCACGCAGCTCTTCGTATTTGGTATAAGGCACAGGTTTCCACAGTTCACGGTAATTGAACTGCCACTGCGGATTTTTCTCTCCACCAAATATAATTCTGGTGGTGTGCTGGTTGGTCGTGTCATTGACTGTCAGGCCCGACAAACTCGCCAGGATCTGCCGTGCCACCCAGTCTGCCTTACGGGCATTGAAGACCGCCTCCGTTGCAATAACATCATTATCACAATATTCAGCCACCTTGCCCCAAAGTTCTTCCGGTACCGGCTTGTCCCAAGGCAGGCCCAATTCCTGGTGATGGATGCCCAGTTCGATCTCGAATTTCTTGAGACTCTGCTTTTTGTTCGAGAAGTCGTAAATATCCGTGTAGGAGATATTGTACGCCTCCCCAAAGAAGGCATTCTTATCACCGGCAATGATGCGTTGTGAGAGATCGTACAGCTGCTCGTTAGAATATCCAAGCATTCGGGCATAGATCATGTGATTATCGTACTTGCGGCAATTAAAGCCAATCAGACGATACTTCATCAAATTTTCCATGTCCTGTGCAGTAGGGTTCACCATCCGGCCAACGGTCTTTCCCTCGCCTGCGACCTTCCAGTTGACTAAGAAGAGATTCGGGAACACCTCGCAGTCATAGAATGCGATAGGTGCCTCATCGTTGACAACCGGAGCAGAAGCCTCATCGCTACAGAAGTGCAGTTTTGGCACCAGGTTCATGCAATACTCTGACTGGTGCGTCGAGTTCATGGCGAACACCAAAATATCATTGTACATGTCACGCACATCATACTTAACGCCTGCATTGTAGGCATCGTCCAGCGTTTTCTTGATGAAATCCATCGAGCAGCGCGTATTGTCGTGATACTCTTTATTTAAATTCCTACGAATGATCGTTCGAATGGCTTTCTCATTTTTCACAGCTTCAAAATTAACCACTTTGCTTTCTCCTTTCAAAGGTAGTCCCGAGCTGATCGTCGCAATCGGGAGGTCATTGCAAAGGGTCAATTTTCTTCTCAGGCTGCTTTTGCCGGTAAAAACCTTCACTTCGATGTCTTCCTCATAAATTCTCATGAGTTTTGTAACATCGCCGGAATATAAATAGTGCAGATGAATGCCTTTGCCGGACTTAGAAAGTTCTGCGTAAGTCTTGGGCCACTTTGCAGCAGCCTCCAGATTGCGCTCAAACGACTTAAATCCGTCTCCTCCTTTCAAATCAAAATCGATTACGATATGGTTCTCCGGCACCTTGACATAGTGGACTTTGTGGGTATCAAGGTCCTTGAGCTTCGTTTTAACTCCGTCCCACTTCCACTTAGGGGTCTCATCCTCTTTGGCATACTGGGCTGGACAATCAGCACAAATATCATCAAAGGCTGAGTGCTGCTCTTTAAACTCAATGGCAGGGGGTGGTTCTTCTTTTGGCTCTTCAACTGGCTTTTTCTCACCGCTGCCATCAAATTTATTGAGATCAAACCCTTCGTACCATCCACGAATCGTATTGCCATCGGAATCCACATGCTTTTCCTCGAAGACAGTAAAGTAGGCCTTCAGTTCCTCTTTAAAGAGTCGCTTGTTGTAGGGATAGGTCACTTTAGCATCATCGCAGTAATTTTTGTACATCTCATAGGCAATTTTCAGAGTCGTGGAGTTTTCTTTCGAGAATATCAGGTACGAATCCGATACAAAGTTATAGAAGTCATTGGAAGCCCCCATCATATTCGTCGGCACATAGTCATCGTAATAATCAGGGTCCTCCTCGTAAACTTCCTTGCAGTGCCAAGCGATCCCTCCAAGCTCAAACGGAATCTGCTTCATGGCATGGCGGTATTCTTTGCCGGAAAGTTTATCTCCAGTGGGCTCTACATCAATAAGTCGGCGCAGGATACCGGACCTTGCATCCGAGATTTTTACCGGCTTATTCGTACCCATAAATAGGAATGCTTTAAACCGATTGGCATAGGCAGAGCGGAACTTTTCGTTTACGGTCATCAACTCGTGAGAGACAAGACTGTTCAGGCGAGTGTTATCCTCGATCCGAGACAAATCACCATCGTGCTGAATGGCGACCAGAGGATTTGTCTTAAAGGACTCAAGCGCGAACGAGTTTGACGGATTGCCCAGCGCCTTGGCATCGAAGACCGAGTAATATCCATCGAAAAGCTGCTGGATAATGTTGAGCACAGTCGATTTACCGCTGCCCGGTGGACCATACAGAACCATAAACTTCTGCAAATCCTTCGAGTCACCGGTAATGATCGATCCAATTGCCCACTCGATCTTGTGCCTCTCCGCCGGAGAATATAATACGCTCATGAGTTTATCCCACCCAGGTGTATTCCCTTCTTCCAGTGGATAGTTCAGACGCTTTGAGGCATAATCCGTCTTTTTCAGTTCCTGATTGGAAAATATCAATTTTTCGTCCAGCATGTGGAAGTTGTCTCGGCATTGCCGCTGGCAGAATTTGTGCCATTGGTCGATCATGCCGGATTCTGCATCCCACATGTACAGCGTTTTTACGACATTTCCTTTATCCCGAATTTCCTGGCTCACCCTGCTTAGTTCCTGATCCACAAGGTACGTCAGGTCCATCTCATCCGTACTCCACAGCCCTCGATCTTCGAGCCAAATCGCGTAAAAGTCTCCGCCCCGAATCATCAAATCTTCAGAACGGCGCTTGAGAACAAACTTTGGGTATATTTCGGTATACCCCTTTTTGTTCACTCGGCCGATTTCGAGAAAGTCAACCATTACATTTCTTCGTCCTTATTCTCAGTATTGATTACATTGTTGTAGACCGTATTCTGGGTATCTTTGACAAGTCCCTCAAGAATATCAATCCGCTGGCGCTGAATGTCCATCTGCTTGAGTATGCCGCCAGTCACCGAAATCACACCAAACAGGCCGATCCAAAGAGCAAGGTCTGTAAGGCTGTTCATTTTCATTTTGCGGCTGAGTTTACCAACTTTCTTTTCAAGAATATTCAGTGCAGTGACTGTAACTTCGGTATTGTTATTGAAGACAGGCAAAAGCTCGTCAATCGTATCGATTGCAACATTACCTCCGATTTTATACATGGTTATTTCTCCTTTCAATTATCAATCGTTCTCATTGAGATACCAGTTCAGCTGTGTCCAGATCTCCACCCGGCGCATATCCATAGGCGGCTTTCGGACAAAGAAAAGGCCGCCATCTCCTTGATAGGAATACTGGCGGTCCAAAAAATGCTGGATGTGCTCTTCGACATAGAGCTCATCAAAATCGTCATCACTCATACATTCGAGGCCGAGATTCGAGATCATAGCCCAGAACCAAACGCCGGTGCGATTGCCCGCCTCCGGATCGTCCATAATGCTCTCTTCGCATCGCTGGGCCAATGCAATCATCATCTCAAGTACACTGCACGGGTGGTCATCCAAATATCTTGCGATAACATAGTCTCTGACATGTTTCTCATAGCCGAAACGGTATCGCAAATCAATGCCGTCTGCCTCTCGGTTGGAATCCAGCGGGATCGAGTAGCGGAAGTCAATTCGGTTCAGCGTGTTCAGTAGATTACGATACTGACGCCCGCCGTCTTTAAAATCTTTCGCTACAAGACCACACATCCAGTCGAAATAGGCGGCGTCAGTCTCGTTTTTCGTCATAAGTTCAGTTTACCTCCGGACGGTAAGGCAGTTCTCCGGCAACATCCTCGTATTTGCGCAGATCACGAGTAATCTCGTAGTAGCATTTGAGAATATCATTCTGTACATACACGATGTCCGCCTCGTACTCTCCAAAGTGATTCAGGCTGCCGAATCCGATCGTCTCCTCGACATCCCGAATGACCTCATCGTTCTCATCTGCCAGCACGTGGTCGGCATAATAGGTCAGAGTGATTCGGTCGTAGTGGTTATTCTCGCCAAATTCCTCCGGCGTAATCACATGGGGATTTCCTTCTTCCTCCTCGTGATTGGCTTTGTACTTGTCCCGTGCCATCTGGCGATAAGTTTTAAGATCTTCAGCCTTCTTCTGAGCCTCGGTCTTCGGCTGCTCTTTCTTGGGTTCCTTGGGTGCTTCCTTCGGCTGGGACTCATACTTTTCCTTGTAATAAGCCTTCATCTCGGAAATATCATCCGAGGCCTGCTTTGCAAACTTGTCCTTGGCATACACCCAGGTAGCCACTGCAGCAATAGCGGCAGCGCCGGCCATGATGCCAAAATATAAAACCTTATTCATCATCGTCCTCCTTGATGCTCATCACAGTAACAGCCAACCCGGCAAATAGGGTTGACATACTGATAAGGATTCCGCCAACAATATGGCGCTTACGTTTTGAGTTTAGAATATAATCGAGGGTGGTCAGCAGATTGTCGAGATAGTCCATTTACTTCCCCTTTCCGCCGGAAAGGACCGCAATACCTCCGGCAAAGCAAACACCGGCGATTGTGGCAAAAGTATAACCAAGAATGTCACACATACTGATTCCTCCTCAAAATATCATGTTAGATCAGGTCCAGAATGTTCCCCTGCACATTGAAGTCCAGCCAAACACTGGGCTCGTCACCGTTCATAAAGTCCTGGACCCACTCGTTTTCTTCGTTCAGGCCAAAGTCAACAAAGTTATCGCCTTCATCGCCCTTGAAAACCCAGCCAACGATTTGACCTTCTTTACAGCGAGGAATACCAAGAGAGTCAAGTACATCATTCAGGAACAGATAACCCTGGCTGCGCAACTTGTCATTGGCAAACTGCTGGCGAGACTTCAGGAACATCATGCCGTAATCGGGATTTCGCTCCCAATTAGGGTTACATTCATCGAACAGCTTGGCATACGGGCTGCCCAGGGGATTTGTGACCTTAACAGTCTTAGAAACCTGCTTCTCGTTGCCCATATCATCGGTCACAGTCTCCTGCACAACCTCTTCATGGGTGCCCATGCGCAGCTGGTTATCAACGTCCTTGCCGTACTTCTCCACCACACGGCCACGATACTCCTCAAAGGATTTAGAAACCGTGCTGAACGCTGCTGCCAAAGCCACATTGCGCTTACGCAGGATGTTGTTGGAAGCGAGAATTGCCGCCACAGACAAACCACCAACGACCAGACTCGGACCATACAGCTTGGCGAGCTTTACGCCAGTCTGCACATAAGTGATGAAGAGATCCTTCTGTGCATCCTCGTGAGAATAATCGGAGCCCATCGGAGGATTCGCCTCAACCTGATGAATGCTGGCAACATCTTCGGAGGTCTTATCCAGGATCTCAGACACCTTAGTGGTAGCTTTGCAGGCCATGACCGCACTCGCTACACCGCCGGCAATACCGGCGATCAGCAGCAGTTCCGGGCTGTGCTTAGAAATCTTTAGCTTAGCCACAGACAAATTGCGGCCAGCAACGGACATAATGTTAGAAAGTTTCATAATCAGTTCTCCTTTTCATTGTTACGAGCTTTTTCCAGCTCCATAATTGTAAGAATGCAGTAATTTGCCATATCGAGTAGCGTATCGTCGATTGATTCATCGACCAAAGGTTTAGTGCCGAGGCCGATATTCATGAGTCGATGATACTTGTGAGAAATTTGCGTAAGAGCGGTAATGATACCCTTGTCACCAAACTCGTCCCAAGTTTCATGAAAACTATTACCGTAATCATGATTTTTCTTCAGGAAAGTTTCCCTCATTTTTTCAGTAATATCCCTGAACCGAAGTTCGTCATCTGTAAATTTAGGGCCGGAATAATCGAATAGGGTCATATTTCTATGCTGTTCTTTGCTCTCTCTGATCGCTTCATCGAGTTCTCTACTCTCTCTGATTGCTTTCTCGAGTTGAGCTCGATAACATGGTTCTGTTTCCAAAAATATCATTCCTTTCAAATAGGTTTGACTTTTGGCAGCTTCAGGGTATAGCCCTCTCGTACTCGGACAACACTCGAATCCGCCAGGTTATCCCAGCCATAACGATTTACCATGTAGTTCGTGGTCGTGATGCCTGCTGAATCGTAAAGGTCACCAACCGTCACAATATTGTACTGGTCCAAAATATCAATCAGATTGTCCAGCACCTGCTCGCCCTGGATACGGCTGTCGAAGATGATGTCGTCGTAATCAAAGGCGTTCCTGGGTCGGCCAGTATCCTTTCGAGGCTCAGGACGATTGCTGCCAGAATAATATCCGGAATACGAGATTCTGGAACTACTCGAATAACTCGGTCTTCTGGACTCACCATATAGGAACGTATCCACCGTATCATGGATAATGTCCTTGATGGCCGGAACAATTCTCTCCCAGAAGATATACTCCTTAACGCTGGTAACATCTTCTGGCAGGAAAATATCAGCCAGTTTCTGGGCATTGGTCTTTTTCTTGGTCTTGGCCGTGCCCTCAATCACCTTCTGGGTCTTGGGCTTTTCTTTCACCTGCCCATTTTTAAATGCGTGGCTGTTATTGGGCATATCGTATTCTGCCATCAGCTAACTCCTTTCAGAAAATCCATTTCGGATGTAAAATGACCCTCGAGAATCACTTTCGTCTCCCGAGGGTAGTTATTCTGTTTCTTCCACTGGTAATTCAGGTTCGACTTCGCCTTTGCCATACTCGGCGCAAATGTCTCCCCTTTCCAGTTCCGGTCAAGCATAGTCCCAAACTGGTCTACCACATGACCTTTGAAAATATAACGCATCACATAAATCACTCCAGTTTAATCGGGTCAGGAAGAGAAATAGACCATCCAGAACGGACTTTGACAACATAAGCATCGCCAATGTCCTTCCATCCATAATAAATATTAGAACGGTGGGGATCATTGAGTTCGGCCTCGTTATAGAAATCCGCGACCGTGACTGTTCCATACTGATCCAGAATATCAGCAAGATGATGAAGAACATTTGCAGCCTCTTTCTGACTGCCAAAGCTAACCTGGTTGACGCCAAAGTCACAAGTTTCCTGACACTTAGAGTGGTAATCCGCATAGGAAACCTTATTATGATACTTCGGCAAAATAGAAGAGTAGTAATCCTCATAGGAAATTTTGTTACGTTTCTTCGGCCACCCAAACACCATATTCACTATAGCCTTGGCCCCATGCTCGCTGAATTCACTCGAGGCGGCCTTTACTCCGGCATCCACGGAACTACGAACTGCCGTGTACAAAACATCATTCTTCTTGAGTGCCTTATACATTTTCCAGCCAGCAAAACCAGCCAACGCACCAGCGCCGACAACCGCGCCAGACATGAACACAAACAAATTCTTACCGAAACTCATAATTTAGTCCTCCTCAAAATGTGAAGCTTTAATAATTCCGCCGTGCTTTTGAATCAATTCTTCAGCAAGATCGATTGGAACAAATCCGTAAACAGTATCGGTAGGCATTCCAGGATCTTCGGCATATTCAAGAATTGCATCGTCAGGCTCGTTAGGAAAACCAAGTTCTACTTCAGTATATTCGCTTGCACCGTCGACTCTAGGATTTGAATAATGATACGCGGAAGCTTGGATTGAAATTTCATAGCCATCATTGCATAGTGCCCAGGGCCTAATTTTAGTGTTCGTCATGTTCCACGAAACCTTAAGCCATTCTTGTACAGTCATTGCTTTTTTCTCCTTTCAAAGCAAAAACAAAAAGCTAAGACCCTGTGTTTCCACAGAGCCTTAGCTCGAACAATTCCTTAAATCCATTAAGGATTTCACAGATTACTCTTCAGATTCGTCCTCCTGGACTTCCTCTGCTTCGGCCTCCACTGCCTTGCCCTTGGATTTGCCGAACTTAGCCTTCAGGCCTGCAATGCCATTGCTCACGTGCGGGATGACATGCTTCTTTGCGAAGGTCACACCTCCGTAAATAGCTGCCACACCGCCAGCGATCAACAACGCTGCAGGCATAAAGCTGCTCGATTCTTCCTCATTGGTTTCGGTTTCAGTGATGGGTTCCTCCACGTCGGTCATAGCTTCAGTAGTCTCGTTCATCATAATTTCCTCGTTTTCCATGATAAAGTCTCCTTTAATAAAATATAATTTTTTGGAATCTTGTTCCATATAAGGGCTTGCAAATTTCGCGTGAGATTAAAACGCATCACAGTTATAGATAGGGCCATATTTGAACCCAACAACCATGCACGGGGTTCGTTCCTCATCATTGTCCAGCTGCGCACTCAAATCCAGTTGGACAGTTTCTCTATGTTCATTGAGGTTCCAGCCAAAATCGTCACCGAAGCGACTATCTGCTTCTGGAAGATTGATTAGAGCATAAAAATCATTTAAAGTGACATAGCCATCGGTAACAAGCCGAAGGTTTAGTTCATTCACGGCACTGCGAAGTTTTTCAATGCTGCACTTAAATCTGCGTGCACAGAAAGGATCATAGCATCGAGTATCACCGAATCCCGTTTCGATAATTAGAGACGCATCAGTTACAGGATTCTTGGTAATCTTCTCCTCGGCCACAGCATTGCGGATCTTTTCTTCCTTCTTCTCACCAACTTCCTCAAGTGTCTTTTCTCTATACTCCTTGAAATTGGTCTCAGAAAGCGCATAAGCCGCTGCCAGTGCTGCATTCTTCCGCAGATTCATCGAGTTGGCCCCGATCAGGCAAGCCGCACCCAACACGCCGGTAATAAACGCCGGAGCATAACAGCGCCAACAAGTCTGCACGATTTCGAGTTTGGTCAACGGCACCCAATTCTGGAATCCATCAACAAAGGCACCTTCCTTTTCATCGTAGTAATGCAACTTTTGATTTTTAAACGTTCCAGCTTTCTTGTTTTTCTCCACTTCAGCCTTTTCTTTCAAAGCCAAAGCCTTCGGGGTAGCCTTCACCGCCCAATAAGTAGAGCTGGCCATCGCTGTAATGCCGGTCATGGTCAGGATTGTAGGCGCGTTTTTGGCCATTCCGACCTTACAGGCATGGACAAATGGCTTTACATTGATTCGCGGATACTTGATTTTCATTGAAGTTCTCCTTTCATAAACGGTTCCTTAATCTTAAACAGGAATACTTTTTCTAAGTGAAAACACATAAGCAAGTTTAGGGTCTAAATCAAAAACATGATCCGTACGGAAAATTTCTTCTGAATTGTTGCATAAAACTTGTTTTGCTTTTTCACTTGCTTCCTTTTTAGAGTTGGCGGCCACAATTACCTCTTCTCCATAAATACTGGCACCGTCATCCATAACACCTACGACTTTATACCAATTCATTGGAGTTCTCCTTTCATAAATATAAACCTGCTACTTCCTCAACCATGGCTCTACCAACACTAAATACAAGATCCGGTGGTGGATATTGCCATGCTTTGATTTCATTTTTCTCATCGTACATCTCGCAGCACTCTGCTATGCCGGTATCGAAGATCCAGTAAAGTTCTTCCAAAATATCAATCATAGATTTGTGCTCGTTCGCCTTCTGGGCCATGTACTCACGAATCTGGTTCAAGGCCCAGCGGCAAGTGCTTTGATACTGAAATTCATATTCCGGCCAATCCTTACTCGGCAGGAAGTAATGTTCGTTTTTAAATTTGTCCAAGACCTCGAAATCCTGAGTTCTCGGCATCTTATTTCTCCTTTCCAGAAAAAACAAAACCAAAAGGGGCTTTTACACCCCTCTGGCTACAAGGTCATCAATTGCACCACACATGCACCACATGAATACACTCACTACGATAAGAGAGATTACGCTCCAAAATATAATTTCTTGGATTCCGCCCTTCTTCTCAAAGTAGCTTTCTGCACATTCTAATAAGTAATAAAGTGTGATCATTTTTTATACACCTCCATATAAGGATGTGCAATTTTAGCGTATAAAAGAAAAGACCCCGTGTTTCCACGGAGCCGTTTCTCGATCAGATGAAGACTTCAATCTTCCTTTTCTTCAGCTTCCTTATCAGCGCCTTCTTTCCATTCTTTCATAGTTGCCCACTGCCCGATACCCGCGCCAATGGCAACAACAGCGATGGAAACAATGCTCATGACATTAGCCACAGTAAGTTTTTTGATCATTTGTCTTCCCTCCTTTCCATATTAGCCGGTGAAATTTCTGCGAAGTTGTATTTGCAAACTCTCGTATCTTTGCATTCCTTGCGGTACTTCACGCACTCATATCCTTCGCGGTACATGGTTTTGCCTTCAAACATCCAGGCATAAGTAACTCTCATGGCGCATGGGCACATTTAAAACATCTCCTTGTATTTTATTTTTGGCATAACTTTGTAATCCATAACCACCAAAGGACGGCCGTTATCATCCAGCTGGGCTGAGAACCACAGATCGATCAGGTTAGAAGCATCAAACCCTAATGAATCGCCAGGTTTGATTTCATCCAGGCCGATTTCCATATAGAACTCATTCAGGCTCTTCCAATCGCCGCTGACCGCCATATCGCAGTTAAGATCACCGGCAATCTGCTTGATCTTACCAATATTGCACGGCCATTTTCGTCCGCTAAAGGTATCGTAGACCCACACATTGCCGTCACCAAGCGCCGCAGACTCGTCCATCTGAATTTTCTCCATACGGTCCTTTGCCACGGCATTTTTGATCGTTTCATTTTTCTCCGGTCCGACTTGCTCAATAACCTTCTGCTCGTACTCCTTGAGTGCCGTAGAACTTACAGAATATAAAGAGGAAAGCGCGGCATTACGCTGGAGGTTGATTTTATTGGCACCAATCGCGCAGGCCACAGTCAACGCGGCCATACTCACGGTCGGCACATAGCACTTCCAGCAAACCTTTACGACCTCAGCAGGCTTTAAATGGTCGTCCAACCCTTCTTTACAACGACGTACTTTTTCTTCTTCGATGAGCGGAAGCGCCTTGGTGGTAGCTCGTACAGCCATTCCAACGCTCGTGAGCACTCCTGCTGCAACCAGTCCTGTAAGAATAGTAGGTGAACAATCTTCCACAAACTTAAGTCCATTCCTTGCCATCTCCTTCACAATTTTTCGGTTGAGTTTCAGATTCATTTTAGGTTCTCCTTTCAAATATAAAAACAAAAAGAAATAGACCAAGGTTCGAGCTTGGTTCTCCCGAAATACCGGGCGCTTTACTCATAAGCTATCCATTTCCATATAAGGACTTGCAAAATTCGCGTAGCAAAAAGAAAGACCCAGTGTCGCCACTGAGTCATTTCCTTCACTTTTTGTGAAATTTTCTCTTGAGATTCTCCGTTTGGTATTGAGCTTCTGCCTTGGCACGCAACACTTTAGCTGCAATGGTCTGACGTACCTCGGGGATACTCAGAGCTGCGACTGCCGTACTTGTTACCGGCACCACAATCTGAGTGAGCCAAAGTCTACGCTCTCTTGCTGCTTCAATTTGCTTTCTTGTCATAATAAAAACTCCTTTACATATTTTTTTTGGAATCTCTTCCATATAAGGAGCTGTAAAAAGTGCGCATTAAAGGAGTTTTCGATCAATTACAGTCTCCCAGCGCTCTCTTTTCAATGGTTTGAGCCGTAGTCGCCACATTACCTGCCGCACTGTAACAGTCGGATAAAGCCCTTCATTTGGTTCACCTGCATATTTATTGAAAAATTCTCTGAATCCAGGGCGAAGATACAGAATATCATTAAGCCAGCTATCGATTTCAGTCCAGTATGTTGATTTGCTATCTACATCAAATCGCTGTTGGACAACGGCAAGCCCTTTAGTGCCTATTTTGTATAAGGTGCATCTATCATACATTGGGTGATTGCAAATATAAACTTCTCCAAACATCGAGGTTATAATACTCGGCTTTTCGATAAAGTATCTCATATCCACCAATAAAAATAAAGAGCCCATGTTTCCATAAGCTCTTTTTCGAACCTCATTTCTTCAAGAATTTCGTACAACTGCGGATCGTGTCCTTAACGAACTGTGAGCCGATCGTACCGGTTTCCTCGAACTTAAGTCCACCTACGATGAGAATGCCATACATGCCGACCTGGCCAACGAATTTTGCCACGTCCACTACTGTATTCACAATAAGAGCGATTCTCTTTTCGTGAAGATCGGCCTGCGCCTGGAACATCTGATCCTGATGTTCAGATGTCTTTTGGCGGGCTTCAACCTCATTTTTCGTTTCATCGATCCTGAGCTTGTACAGCGTGTCCAGCTCCTTCACGGCCTGAGCACGTTCCTCTCCTTTCAGTGTCTCCAAATTTCCGAGGGTCTCCTCGATACGTTTGTTCAACATTTCGCTGTTTTGATCTGCCATTTTAACAATCTCCTTTCAAAGTAATAAATGGTTCCATAATAGCCCCAGTTATTTTCGCGGAATAAAATCCTCGTGCTTTACTTTTAAAACTACAACGTCCATTTCCGCGAAATCCCGAAATCCAGGATCTACCTCCATAAAAACCAAAGGACCGTCCTCATCCGAACGATCCACTCGCAGGCTGCCGATTGTGTTGGCGCTAAGAAATTCGCTGACTCCGTGCGATCTGCCAATAATATAAGAAGCCAGAATAAGAATCGCTGTAGCAGCAATATAAAACCAATCCATATAAATTCTCCTTTAAACCGTTTTCTCAAATCTTCATCCCGGGGAATTTTACGATATGAAAATACCACTTCCTTTCGTAACCTGCGTCCTGGAAAATATAAAAAGAAAGACCCCGTGTTTCCACGGAGCCATTTCTTTCAAGATACTTTACTCAGATACACAAATTCGCCTCTTTTAAATGACTTGATTGGGTATCCGGATCTTCTGATAGCTACACTGATGCAGGATGCTGCTACAGTAGAAGATTTATACCCATCGACGTCCAGTCTCATGACTTTAGCGTCAATAGCCATAAATTCCTTGAGCATCCCCTGCAAATCACCATAGTGACCAGTCTTTCCAGGTACTTCCTTAACAGGTGTCATTTTCATAAATGGTTCCTCCTTAAAATATCAGAGTATTTTGTACTCTTTTCATATAAGAACCTGAAAATTCTGCGTAAGAAAAAACAAAGAGGGCATGTTTCAGCCCTCAGATTTAGAGTTTACAATATTTGCACCTGCGTAAGTAATTTCATTCCAATTAGTTTGGATTCCGCCATCGATGCTTAAATGTGGCTTACCGTCTAAAGTTTTTACCCAAATTCTATTATCGATTATCCAATCAACATAGCATCGGATACCTTCATTTCCTCGGCACCTGCCATTAAGTTCTACGACATCTCCAATTTTAAGATTTTTAAATTGCTTTTTAGTCATGCAATATCACCTCCATAATACCCCATGCGAAATTTGCGGAGAAAAATAGGACGCCATGTTTCAGACGTCCATTCTGATTAGATATTGATGTCAAGCTCAAATGACTTTGTGTCGCAGTCATATTCCTTGGGAATGCCCAAATCTACAAACCTGTCTCCTTTTCCATAGCTCCAGAAATGACCGTAGAGTTCTGCAAGTGAGAGCGGCTTATCCAATACGATTCCTGTATCGTCCAGAATCTCGCATAGGGATATGTGCCCTCTTGCCCGCAAAACATCGGTAAAATACTTTTGCTTTGCATGAAGATACATAATGTTGTAGTCCGCATTGTCAGTCCAATATATACTGCGTTCATCAAATACTGCTTTCATTCAGTATCACCTCCATAATACCCCATGTCATTTTCGCGCGTGGCTTAAATGCCAAAAGAATTTATGGTAACGATCATAGTAGGTATCTTTAGAACATGGCATGTCTAACCTAGATTTGAGATAGGTGTAACCTAGGTTAGAAGTCACTGCCTTGAAAATATAACGGGCAAGCTCCGGATCTGCCTTCTCACAGCACTCCTCAATTAAGACCATGTTCTGTGAGCACTCGATCTTTCGCTCAGCACAAAGGGCTGTTCTATCCTCTACCCTATTTGTGGCGGATAGCTTCTCCCCCTGCTCAAACTCGTGAGCCATCGGATCAACTGCCAGATATTCACGCTTCCAGTCAGGATACTGTAAACAGAAATGCTTGAGTTCGTAGTAACGTTCTGGTGGTATCCAGTAGCGATTCTTCTTTGATAGCTTCGACCGTATCTTAGTTGCCATGCTTTGCTCCTTTCCAGACGTAGCCAGTCTCCTCATAAAGTTTCTTCGGAGAAATATAATAATTTATACGTCCGTACTTAGAGTCCATGTCCTTGATCGATGTAATTTCTTTTCCGTTTCTCGTAGCGGTTCCGATAGGCAGCCATCCTTCAATGATTCCTGCCCGCACCCAGTTGGCATCTTTTCCGTAAATTTCGGCCACCTTCACAACAGGCACCGAGCCAATGCCAAATTCCATAAATTTCAAGCTCCTTTCAACTGCTATTTTAGCTTAGCGAGTACGATGTATTCTGTCGTACTACGCTTTTGCAGTTAGTAAGTTAGCATAGAAACTTGTAACCCAAGTCCTGAACTTACAGAATTTGATAGCCAGACACAAGATGTAGTATTGATTTATTCGTACATCTATAGTAAAATATAACGCACGGAGGTGATACAATGCTTATAAAATGCCCCGAATGTGAACTACAAGTAAGTGACAAAGCTCTATCATGCCCTCACTGCGGATATCCACTTAAACCAGAAGCCTTGAAGCCCAGAAAGCCCCGTCAAAACAAAAGAAAGCGCCTTCCCAATGGATTCGGCCAGATAACCGAACTCAAAGGGAGGGCGCTAAGAAAACCATTCCGAGCCATGGTCACAGTCGGCAAAACTCCAGAGGGCCGTCCAATCTGCAAACTATTAAAACCAGAAGCATATTTTGAAACCTATAACGATGCGTATACTGCACTTCTTGAATACAACAAAAGTCCATTTGATTTATCTAAAGACATAACTGTAAAAGAGTTGTATGAGAGATGGTCGGCAATTTATTATGAAAAGATTGCTTCCCCCAGGACCTATATTGGTGCATGGAAATACTGTACGGAAGTTTATGATCTTCCAGTAAGAGAACTCAAAATTCGGCACATAAAAGGCTGCATGTACGAGGGAACAGTAACAAATCGGACGGGCACTCATACCGCAAGTGCCAATACGAAAAGTTATATAAAAAGTCTGTTCTCTTTGATGCTCGATTATGCCGTAGAGCAAGAAATAGTTGACAGGAACTGTGCACGAAATTTTAAATTCGATGAAGTCCTTGAAACCGAGAATCATCACATCGACTTTACCGAAGATGAGATGAACACTATTTGGGGCGCAGTTGGTAAAATTCCCAATATTGAATTTCTTCTTATTCAATGCTACACCGGCCTCCGTCCACAAGAAATCGGCAGCATCCTCTTAGAAAATGCTAATATGGATGACGGGTATTTCATTGGCGGAATGAAAACAAAAGCTGGTAAAATGCGTGTAATTCCGATCCACCCCAAAATTCTGAAATTTGTGCAATACTATTATCAGGATGCTCTAGCCAAGAATAGTGAGTACCTGTTTAACTACCTGCCAGAATCACCAAATCATAGAAAGAACACGACAAAGCTAACGTATAGAAGGTACGCTGAACTCTTTCGTCAAGTCATAGAGCAACTCGATCTTAACCCGGAACACAAACCCCATGACGGTCGAGTTCAATTTGCTACGATGGCGAAGAAATATAAAGTTGACGAGTATGCCATCAAGAGAATTATAGGTCACAAAATCGATGACATTACAGAGGAAATTTACACAAAACGAAATATAGATTGGCTAAAAGAAGAAATTTCAAAAATAGGATAAAAATAAAATAGAATGTTAGTTGTGCTTGGTTGTAATAGAGAAAAGGAAGTATAGGAATAGTGTATGAACAACATACTATCCACTACTTTTTCTCGCAATGCACTACTAACATTCTATCGTAAGGACGCTTAATTACAACGAACCGCATCAGATAATGCCTTTAGGTGAAAAACTTCATCTGACATAACTGCGTCCTTTTCTCGGCTAAATGTAGGAATAAAGTACAAACTACCTACATTCACTCGCCTTTTTCTGCCTTGATCTGCTTGTTATAATTGGCGGTACTGATCCCCAGCAGCACACCCAGGAAGGTGTCCACGGCAGTAATCGTACCAACAATCTGCTCACCATACGGCAGCCCCCAAATCTGGGCTACCGCAAAGTACAGCGTTGCCAGAGCCGGCAGCAGATACTGTGCGATCCATTTACAAATATCATAAGTCTTGTTACTCATTTTACATCAAACCTCCTCTTTATGCAATGGGTGTTCGTGCATTGGCAGCCGCTCCACCTGTGCCATAGCCTTATCCCCTGTCCCGTTACCGTGGCAGGCATGATACGGTAAATACAGATAATCGTGTAGGTTCTCGTATTCATCTCTGGTGATATACCCACGGGATGAATACTGATCTGCCAGGAATACAATCCTATCATGTGCAAGGCCCAGGAGCAGCTTCGTCTTGGCATCTTTCTTTTCACGCCGAGCTTGGAGATAACTCCAGAACCCGCCGGAGGCCACGACACTGCACACGACGGTGATGAGCATTTTAGCCCACTCGTCCATCTTAAACACCTCCCTTACGCGATTAAACGATCCAGCTCGTAAGGTATAAACATCCAGGCATCCTCTCCCATAACTTCATACGCGATACTGAATATCCGCATCCCGTAATCCGCTATGAAATTACACACCCATTCTTCAGCTTCCATCCAATACTGTCGTTTAACAGCTTTGTGAATATCAGGCAAAAGCCCGTAAGAAAACAAAGCAGCATGACCAAGCTCGTGAATTAGCACCGTTTCCAGTTCTTGTCCACTCAAATGATCGGAAATATAAATCCTCATTACGGTGGGGTCCGTAGTGGCAAGTGTGCTAGCTCCGGTCCTGTCCACGAGCTTGGCGCTGCCTGGGTTTACGAAAGCTATATGCCACAAATATCCATTCATGACAAAGCTCTTCATAACCGTAAATCTTTAACGACCTTTAGACGGTCAACTCTCCAACAAGCGCTGTCAAGTCGGCTTTCATCCGCTTCTTCAGCTCAGGATCAGAGGACGACCAGATAGTCCGAATCGATTCAAGCGTATTCGCAATGTGCTCCCTCGCATGTCGATTCATCTCCTCTTTGTCCTCACTCTTGTTGGAATCATGGTAATGGCGTCTCGAAACATCCCACTCACGGTAAGCGGTTCCGAACTTCTCATTTTTATCATCCATCATTTTACGGTTAGGCGTGTACCCCATGCGGTAGCGGCGAGGATCAAACTGGGCAGTATCGGCCATGTGATCCATCTCCCACCACTCGGGCATCTCCATACCGTCACGGTCGTCCATATAACGGTCCAGTCCGCGAACATAGCCATAGCGGCCACGGGACTTACCTTCTTCCATCGCCTTCTCCACAGTCCGATAATAGTGGGCTTTCGCCTCGTAATAATCAGTCTGGGCAAAGTCTTTGATCATATCGACAACCTCGCCGGCTTCTTCTGCATCGACATTGCCGACACCGCCGGACATCTGGGTCTTGAGTGCATCGATCAGTGTGCATTTCAGCTCGCACAGATCCATATTCTTCTCGTTCTCAGCCATCGTTACTCACCTCCTCAACCGCACATCTTGCTGATAGCAAGCATCGGGTTCGCAGAGATAACGATGTCCGTAGTCCCAGTGTTCACAACGGTCACGCGGTCGTAGTCGCAGCACGAGTTAAAGACCGGCAGACAGATGGACACCTGCCCTACAGTATTCGCCGTCTCAGGGGTAAATATCATAGTCGTTTCCGGCATGACATCCCCGCCCAGAGCCAAAGCGAGCTGTACAGGTGTTGCAGCAGTAGCGCCGGTCACATTCGCATGGAACGAGACCATATAAGCACCGCTGCGATTCAGTTTCACACTTCCTGTGCCTTTCCGATGGCACGTAGAGCAATTGGTGTTCGCAAGCACCGAGTTAAAAGTAAGTGCTGCTCCAGTGGCAACAGTCTGCTCAGTGGTATTCGTCAACTTAATCATCAAGCTACCCTCCTATCAAAAATATAAAGGGAGACCCACCGAAGTGAGCCTCCCTCGTATCATTTTGAATTTACGCACTCACACCGCAGCAGCCTGCAGTCTGGCACGGAAGGGTCCCGGTACCGGCATACGGGTTGGTCACAACATAGGCCGGGTTTACGGGCGGGCGAAGCTGGTTGACAAGATAGGTGTTCTGAGCCTGCTGGGAAGCCGCCAGATCAGCCGCTGCCAGACGAGAACGGAGCTGAGCAATCGTGTCGTCCTTAGCAGCAATCTGGTTTGCAACGATCTCATCATGCAGCTGGCGGTAGTTCGCATTATCATTCTGCATGATAGCCTGGGTCTGCTGAGCGATTGCGTTTGTGATAGCGCAGGTGTTGGTCGCCATATCGTACTGGATCTGGGCCTGACCCTGTTTGTTCTGGCAGCAGCAATCAGACAGTTGAGTCTGGAGAGCGTTGGTGTTCTGCATGGCTGCAACGTTGTTGGCATTGATGGCCTGCTGGAGCCCAAAGTTGCCCTGGAGCATCGCAGTATTCACACTGTTGAAGCCGGTCTGCATACCGTTGTTCACAGCATAGAAACCATCGCACATGCCGTAATTGATTCCGTCGAGCTTCGAGATGATGTTCTGGGTATCAAAACCGCGCTGGATGTCAGCCTGGGTAGCAGCCGTAGCAACATAGCCACCACCGTTGCCGTAACCACCATTAGCACCCCAGCCATAGCCGCCGAAGCCGCCCCACATGGCAAGCAGGATAATGATGATCCACCAGCCGTTACCGCCCCAACCGCCATCACGGTCGTTACCAGTCACAGCAGCAATATCGGAAAGAGAGGGCATATTCGCGTTAAACATAAGATTTTCCTCCTTCATAAGGAATGTAGAGTGAAAGAAACGGACTATCATAAGTCTTTCTTACTCAACCTATCTGCGCGCATTGATAGGCCTTTCTCAAAGACCTATAACCAAATGAATGGATTCCTTTTGCGTTCAGACATCCTTAGAATTTGTACTTCTCTTAATTTTCAACGTCCTTACTTTCTGATACCAAAGAACTTAAAGGCCTGGCTCATCGCCTGGTCTTTTGTCATTCCATAGGTCTTCAGAATATTATTTGCAACTTCCTGCCCTTTTGCACTGTCCCCATTTTGAATGATCTCCAGATACTGTTTAGCCATAGGGTTATTCATTACCTGGGGATTATTCTGGATCATCTGCATAGCAAATTTGGCAGGGTCAAACATGGTTAATACCTCTCTTTCATGTAAATAGCGATTAAGTTCTAAGCCACCAAGTCATCGTAACATCGGAAGTCGGCTTTTCTTCAACAAGTACAGTTATAGAGTTGCTTCCGGTGTACACAAGGCCACCGTTGATCACGTTTGCAGCTTCGGCAAGTGCTACTTTAGTGGCAAGAACCGAGCTATCACTAGGACTTCCAAATCCAAGAAACATTGAATTTGCAGTGATTGTTGGAGCAACCGAAATTTTCTTTACTGGAGTGACAACCTGTCGATATGCAAATCCTTGCGCTTGCTCATCAGAAGTCGCCGTACTCCAGCTGTCTACATAAAATGTAGCGCTGTATTCCCATGGCAATGCCGCATACACGATTTTGTTCTGCACCGGGTTGACGCTGCTGCTGGACAGTGCGGCGTCGACCGTGGTTTTATTGGCTCCGGAAGCAATACCTTTTAGTTTCGTATATTGATCGGAGCTCATCAGGCCGTCGCTGTAGTCCGAGGCCAGATCGTAGGTTGTGTCGGAATCCGGAATGCCCAGGCTGGTGATGTCTTTTTTCTGCACAGCAGAAACAGCGATGACGTGCCCCAGGCTGTCCACAGTGATCTTGTACAGGCCGCTGGCCCGGGCGGTATGCGAGGGGTGAGTGTACTTGTTCGCGCCCTCATCGATGCCTTTCAGCTTTGTCACAGCGTTGGGCGGCATCAGGCCCGCGGTCGTTCCCGTGGCCTCGGGAATCGTAACGGACTCACTAGCGGGTGTAACGTAAAGTACATCCTCATCCAGTGTACCGGCCTCTTTCATTGCTTCGTACTCATCCTGAGATACCGCAACAACCAACTTTTTTTCAGGGGTAAAATATAATTGATTGGGGTCGATTTGGTTATTCTTTTTCGCATCGGCATACTGCTCCGCGGTAAGAATATTCATTGTGAATTCGCCAATCGTTTCGGTAGTCTTTGCCAAAATCTCACCCCTTTACGTAATTGGTATCAGTGCTAAACAAGTTTGCAATGTCACTCTGTTCTACCCAAATACCGCTTACTTTTTTGTAGACCTTGGATACATTGACCCAGCTGCCATTTACCTTAGTGCTCAGCACAGGGCCAGAAGATCCGCCGCCAGTGTAGTCTACAGTCAGATCAGCACCGTAAAAACGCAAAGTATGGCTGTTGTTTGCGGATAGCGAGCCGCGTGTACAGGTAATCAGCAAGATAAGATCGTCCAGGCTCTCACGATCCCACCAGCCGGTATCGTTAAAAGTCTGAGCCACTGGGGATGTTCCCAACTCAATTTCGCCGCTCAACCCGGCCGTGCCGCAATACAACTGCGCAACACCGCTCAAAATATACGGTGATGCATTCGAGATTCTGGCCTTTATCTTACAAGAGATAGAATTGATCTTGGCGTCGGTCGGAATCTTCGACACATCGAATTTGACTGCCAGCTTAGAAACCGCACCACTACCTTTGTTCAGGTTTACCACCGTAAAGGTGTCACTGCTCGAACTGGTAAGGCCATTTGAAAGCGGATAAGACGCATCTACCGAAATATACGATGAGCGTTGACCATCATATCCTGCAGGAACCAATGTTACACTTGCCATACATTAGCCCCCAGTCTGCAAATACAAATCGCCATTGCTGCCGATCGAAGAACTGGGCGCAGAGCTGCCGGTGTAATACCTCTGGATCACCACAGAACCAGGCACACCGAAAATGGTCTTGCCGGATAGAATATTTCTTCCAACAAGATTGCTGTCACCCTTGATCGTCTGAGTTCCGCTCAAATACTGTCCGGAACCAATCGTCTGATCAGAGGTTCCCGGAGTGTAGGTCTGGGCGGATTTCTTGGTGACTTTGCTTCCAATGTAGGTAGAAGAAACGGCGCCGACCGTAACCTTAGTCAAACCGTCGTAACCAGTATCAGGGGTTACGGTTCGCTGGCTCTCGGTTGGCACGACTGATTTCTCTTGCATCTGTGCGGCACCGGCACCCGCAAAAATACTTACTTTTTCGCTTCCTAAGTAAACGGGCATTGTATCACCACCTACAAATTTTTATGGTTGTCTGTGCAGCGGGGATGCCCCAAGTCCCATCGCCTTGCAAAAATTTCTTTTCGTCTCCGGCTTTAGGACCGGGCACAAGACCTGCTTTGCCATCAGTAGAGGGTGTAGCGCCTGCAAATACATCAGCGACCGCAATTTCCTCGACTTTTGCCGCATACCCATCAATGGATAAATTTTTAGGCACTTCTACTCCGCGCTTTCTGATGGCTTCGGCAATATCAGCCTTGGCCTGTTCAAGCCGGCTGATCTCATTTTGAATGCTCACGCCGGCACCTCCGATCAGATAGCAGCCAAAGCTTCTTCAATGTCGTTGGTAAGGCTTACTGTACCGCCAGAAGTATAGCCGGCGGCAATTGTAACGCTCGTAGTAGTCAGGCCATCAATGGTCTTGACAATAGCTCCATTGTTGGCCATAGTGCCTTCAACAACAGCGCCAGTAGACGAAACAATCTTCTTCCCTGCCAGAATATCACCAGCCGCAGCAGTAACACTGCTCACGTCTTGGTATTTAGTGGGGATAGCCGCCACGATAACTTTGCTCAGAACACTTCCCGCAGTGGGAGTGATATTCTGCTCAGCTTTTGTCGGCGTGGCAGTCTTCTGCTCCGTTACAATTTTCACAACACCTTTGCCATTGTGATAACCGGCAGGAACCGTATAGGAAGGCGTAGTTACATCAAGCGTCTTCTCTACAGCACCATTATTAGGCATGGTACCTGCGATCTGCTTGCCGGCCTTGTCGACAATAACTTTTCCGGTAAGCACATCTCCTGCTGCAGCAGTAACACTCGTAACATTTTGATAAGAATCGGGAATGGCATTGACCGTAACATCACTAAGGCCGTAATAGCCCTCATCGGCAGTAATCTGCTGGTTTGCCTTGGTCGGAGTTACAGTCTTACTCTGCAGGCTGTAGTTACCGCCGCCTGCTACGCCGCTTACTGTACCAGTACCATCATGGTAGCCCTTCGGAATGGTGTAAGTTTCGCCCTCTTTAACACTGGTTGATACACTTCCCTGATTCGCAATCGAATCGAATGCCGAAGCGAGGTCATCAAGGTTAGAGGTAGTAGTAATTGCCTTAGAAATGGTATCGACATCGGCCTTGGTAGATAACTTCAGCTCTATAGCCTTGGTTCTTAAGAGGTCACGATCAGATTGAATTCTTGTAATTTCAGTCGCAATGCTCATATTTCTTCACTCCTTCAAATGCCACTCAAAAGGACGTCAATATTCCCGACAATTGTATCAACGGCTGCACTCGAAATTGGACGGGTATTATCTTTCTCTGCGTCGTTCGCGACATCGACTGAGAGAACCTTGGTTGCTTCATCATAGAGCAATCCATTGCCTATTTTAAAATCAATTACAGTTCCGCTGGACTCTTTTGGTGTTTCCCATCCGATATCCAGATCTTTGTCGCTAAGCTTCGTGAAGACCTGTCCTTTTTTGCCACCCCGCGCTAAATTTCGCAGAAATTCAGCAATGGACATTATTTGCTCAAGTAATTTGGCATCTTCTTCATCATACTCATCTGGCTCAATGTTGCTGTGATGCCCAAGATGATATGGAACATCACAGGTGATAATGCATTCGCCATCTTTATAACCGGCAAACACAATCGCCCCAAATCCACAACAACCTGCAGTAGCATCTTTTGGCACAGGAATAACAGGATCGGTGAGCAATACTGTTCGCTTTACTTTTTTGGGAGAAATAAAAGTGGCATATACACTCAGGTCCTCCCAACCGGATTCAGGCATGACGGTTATATGCTCTCGGCCATAGCTGTCGTATGTGCCAAATTCGAGATACTTTTTCGGGCTGTCCTTAATGGCAGCAGTATATTCGTTCAGAACGATTGTATTTGCCATCTCAGTCGCTCCTGTTTATTCCGGATGTGGAACTTCCTCCACCTTCACTCGTTCAGTTTGATTTGGTCTTTGCTTATGCTTATTCTTAAAAAGGTACCGCTCTACTTTATTCAGCCTCTCTGAAATATCCGATAGACTAACAGCGGATTCGTCAATTTGTTTCTTCGGCTGCTCCAAAACGAACTTCACCGTCTGGATCTGCCCGTTCGAAGTCCACCACTTCCCATACACACAACTCCAGTCGTGCATCGGGAATAAACTCACGCTGCCATCCATCGGCACTTCCTGTGGCATGATCTCATCAGGCGAATAAATCATCCTGCCTGGGATAGTTCGAGGTCTTGCCTGTACAGCACCAACATTCGGTACTGCCGGATAAGCAGTCGGGTAAATCGCAGGCTGCGGTTGCAGAAAACTATTTTGACTTCCTTGGGGCATAGTCCCCGGCATAATGTTTGTAGCCATAGTTTTCTCCTTTCAAAGCAAAAAGGTCAGCCGGGATACTCTTCACCGGTGACCTCTTTATACTGTTCTGCGGTGATAGCACCTTTCTTCACGGCATTGGCCATCATCTTCTTGTTCCAAAATTTCGGATACCAAAGTTTCAGCTTCTCAATGTTCAGCATAACTTATTCCTCCGTCATCAGGGTGTCGGTCATCATGGCCGTATAGGTGGCCTGGGCTTCTACCGTAGTGATCTGATCCTGCAAAGTAGGTTTATTACGTTGCAGGATTTCTTCAGCGGTATAGGCATGATAAAACTGACAATCCTCGTAAATATTATGTGCCGGAATAAGTCGTCTGAGGCCACCTGGACATTTTTCAGTTACTGTACCTTCCATAATTTCATAGGTCTCTTCTGTATGCCCAATGACCCGCCTGGCGGTATAGAGATAGCCGGCTGACAGGTCGGGAGAGGTCAGTTCCTCGTTGGTGATTTCATCGTAGATTTTCATTTTGTACCTCGTTATTTGTAGACGTAAATTTCTACAGTTAAGGACAGACTGTTGGCATGGTAGTCATACTGTGTATATGCCCCCTTCAGGGTTAAAACCGAGTTAGAAAAACCGGTAATTTCCAAATTCGTGAAACTACGGCTTTGCTTTTCGGCAGGGCTGGAAGTAAAACCGGAAATACGAACGAAAAAGTCCTCCGCCTTTTTTCCTGCCACATTAAATTCTGAAAGGTCATACGTCTGAAACGAGCTTGTGGCGGTACTGCTGCCGTTAATAGGTGTAAATGTAACGGTCGTAAGCAGCTGCAATTTTTTCCCGCCCGGAATCCTAGGGGATGTACCAATAAAATCACCCTTTCTTCATTTTACGAAAATGTTATTTAATTTCAGTGCCTTTGATACCGAAAATCTGATACGGGATGGTACTTTCCCAGTGTGATGTGTCACCGGAGAAAGGCGTTCCGATCGTGATGTTTGTGCCATCAAATGTCACCATGCGGTTAATGCTTCTGTCATTTGCGGTTACGCAGCATCTTGCACCGCGCACTACGATATTTTCCATTACATACTGCGGGGAAACAGACGTGTATGCTTTGACTGTAATACAATAAGCGGCATAAAGCTGGGTGCCAGTATCGGCTGTTCCGCTGCCATATTCAGATGTATGGCTGGCATTTGTCCAAAGCAGGACCTTCTCGGCATCGGCGAGGTTCTCAAAGGTCTTTTTGAACTTGCTACCGCCGCCAGGAATCCTCGGTGCTACACCCATCAGCAGTACCCCCGCGCAGCACATGCCGCAGATTTCTTACAATGTTTCATGCTAAACCTCCTTACTCTGCTATCTCCCACCGGACAGTAATATCGCAGGTTGGTTTTTCTTTTACATACGTTGTGACATGCTGGTAGGAACTGACAGTCACCCCATCGTTAATAATGCCAAGAGCCTCTGTAAGAGTTTCATCAGTTTTTGCAACTTTAGTTGGCGTAAACCCGCATCCTGACATAAACGTGCTCGATGCTGTAACATTAGGGGCTGACGATTTCTCTGGCTTCACAGCGATTGACTGCTTATACGGATAGTCGGTTACTCCATCACTATATGCGGAAGCTGTCCAACCACTTACACTAAAGGTTCCGCTGTATACATACGGAATCTTCTTTTCGGTTTCGGTGATTTTGTTCAAAAGGTTCCCGGCAACGTCACCGCTTAAGGTCCCTTTGGTATCTTCAAACCATTCGTTGAACTGGGCATTCCACTGGGCCATCTGCTGGTCGATGTTCAGACTTTTCAGCACCCCTGTACAAATCGGACACTCAGATGTGCCGACAGCATTCTCGATCTGAGACTGTGAAATGCTGCTGGAACCTGCTTTACGCAAAATATAAGCCAGCGGATACTGGTGCACAAACTCAGTGTTCTCCATCGTGGGTTTCACCGGGTTTGATGCTTCGGTTCCGGTCACAACTTTGATACTGTTTTTACGCACATCAGAAGCAGCGTTCACTTCCAGCACAATGGCATCATAGCGGTCCAAAAGCACAGCCGCAGAGCCGCAGCTAATAGGCATCGGTGCATCGTTGTAGGTCCAGGTATGATTGAACCAAGCACGCCCACTCGATACGTTTACAGTATTCCCAGTTCCGGCTTTTACAGCAAACGTATCACCAACTGCACCAATAACACCATCATAGATAATGCCATCAAACATCCGGCTCAAATCTTCGGAGTCGTACTTTCGATCTCCATTCAGGCTATTGTAAAAGCCATAACTAAAAGCCATATTGTACAGCCTCCTTTAAGTTTTTGTCAGTGTCGGGGTCGAGAATGTCGGCACGATCGTAGTGCCCGTGGAACTATCCGAGATAACGACCTCAACCACTCTTGTAGTAGCCTTGATTTTGTACTCATTTTGAATCTGTACAATATCTCCGACGAAGAAATCCTTCCCGTAGCTGAACATCTCAGTATTCTCAATGTCGCCCTCAAACCCGGTAGCCTGGGTATTTTCCCCAAGTTTATCGTAGCCTCGCTGTTCGAGCTGGGCATTGTATTCGGTGGCAGATAGAGTCTTGCCGCTTGTCTTGGTGCTCAAATCCCGGGCGTCCACAAACAGCTCTCGCCTGTCCATCCCACTGGGGAACGCCTCAACACCGTTACCGTATACACTCTTAAATTTCCGGTCCGAGCCTTCTCCTTCCCCGCCAACCAATGCTACATTCTTAAGCTCCGCAGAACTCTCGTAGTAGTTCGAGTTGACCAGGTTTTCAAAGTTCGGGCTAAAGATCACGTACGGCAGTTTCTTTTGGTTATAGGAACGGTCCGTGCCGAAATACAAAGAAAACTCGAACTTAAGGTCACTGTTCAAGATAACCTTAAATCCGAGTTCATTCGTTTCGCAAAGAGATTTAATAGCATCGTAGAGATTATCACCCGTATACTGGGCATCTACTGTCAGCTTTGTAATTGCTTCGTCAGTGCTTTCCTTAAAAACAAAATTCGGGATCTTCCGCTTCTCATCACTCGGCGAAATGATGTTTTCTGTAAGAAGTTTCTTGATCCCGTCCTGTAAACTGCCGCTAAGGGTCGTCTGGGTCCAGATAATACGCCGGTCTAAAATAGACTCAAGGCTCCTCCCCGTCACAGTAACGTGGCTGCCATCCTCCGCATCGCTCTCGATATCGTTCTTCTCGATAATCATAAGATGCTCGGATTCGGCGCTCCAAATATAATACCCGTCTTTGGTAAAGTTGAAAAATGCTGCACTGACAGGGGCATAAAGCTCAAAGTCTCCGTAGCCGGTGTAACGGTCAGTCCAGATAAAAGACTCATAGTCGTCAATTACAGCTACCGACTTAAAGTCCTTGTCCATAATCAGTGCTTCCATTTAAATACCCTCATACAAAGAAGAATAGTTTATTTTGAAATCCAGGTAGTCGCTGCCCTCATCCGCAGTATAGCCGAAAATGTTGTCGCCTTTTGACAGCATAAACCAGTCGTCATCTTTACCAATGCAGTTCAGGATGTTAGTCGTAACACCATCACGCAAAAGCTCGATCGATTTGTGGCCCTTCACAGTCGAAATCGTAATTGTATCGCCGTTCACAATGCCGGAACCAGTAAAGCTCACAAGCTCATCGTGGCTGATAGCCATTTTCTCTCTGGTTCGCACATTGTAAATCGTAAGGTTTTTTACTGTGCCGATCGCTTCAATGGTGATAGTAATTCCCTGCTCCGCATCGCCGTCATAGTAAACGACATTTTCTTTGCGCCGCTCGATAATGCCAAACTCGATCTTATCCTCAGTCAGCGATTCGTTAGAGAAAGGAAACTCGAAATTAGGCGCCACACCATGAAATACTACCTCTCGAATTCCGTCATCGCCTGCCGACTTCCAATACGGATTCGGGCAAACGATACTGACCTGAATGTCTTCGTTTTCACTAAAGATATTTGGTTCATTGGATTCGGGGTAGCCTTCCACAATGCAGCGCCGGTTATCGGTCTCAATCTCAAGTTGCAAATACTTCTTCACAGGAAAATACTTGTAACTCAAATGTCGTGCATCTTCAATGGTAGGTGCTCCATGCAGGATAAGATACAAAACAATGTTTCGTTCAGTAGATCGGGCAGAGTTAAACTTAGAACCGTCATTTGTGGCAATTTCCGTTGTATTGATGTTGGCTTTGGGCGGACCAAGCCCTTCAATCTTCTCAATCTCAAAGGGTCCGTCATTCCAGATGAGAGGAATGGTCAACGATTCGCCCATGTAGTTCGTGACTTTCACGGATTTAATCATGCTTTTCCTCTTTCCTTCATCATGGCAAACTGGTTGTTCGTCTGGCGGTACAAATCAATCCGGCTCAGTGCCTTCGGGCTGTAGTTATTCTGCGTAAAGTTGTAGGTGGTAGCCCCGCCATTTTGATTCTGGCTGGGGTTCACATTCTCAGCATACTTATCCGCAGGGGCTGCCTTCCGTACACGGTCAATGCTGCCGGCAAGGTTCATGCTGCGGTTAGCAAAACTCCGATCAAACGCATTAAGGCCGCTATCCACCTCATCCATATCCAAAACCGGCCGGATGGTAGGCTCGTAGTCGAAATCCTCATCCATCGTAGCGGCAATGTTCTCAGCAATGATTTGAGCAGTAGAGAGTGCCTGATTCGAGATTTCCTCGGTAGCCTTCTGAACTCTGTCAGCATAGTCATAGATACCGTTAGAAAGCCCCAAATCAAAGAACCGCCCAAAGCCATAAGTGACCTTGGACGGCGAGTTGATTTGTAAAGCGTCTTTGGCAGCCTTGAGAGCTTTGGTAGCAACATCAGTGGCCGCGGTAATCACATTTGATTCACCAGCTCTAATACCAGCGGCAAGACCAATATCGAGGAACGAACCAGCGGTGTACCAGTTTTGATACTGATCATAGATCGCCGAAGCACCTGCCGTAAGGGTATTGGCAACCGAGACGCTTAAAGTACCACTTCCAGAGTCAAAGCCCTCGACTATTTTCGTCATAAGGGCCTGACCGTTCGTATAAAATAGGTTCTGATAAGTTGCCGAATTATTGATAACCGTTGTCAGCACACTGCCAAAAGACTCACTAATCGTAGGGGCACTGTTCTGGATTGCAGTTGAGAGCGTCTGCATCATTGAGGACACAGCGGTTGTAATATCACCCATATTGGTTGCCGCAGACAGATCAATACTTCCGAGAGTAGTAAGGGCGTCAGTCAATGATTTAAGTCCGCTTGAAATAGAAGAAAAATCAACGTCTGACAATTTAACTGCTGCCTCAGAAATAGTCCCAATGGACGATACCGCAAGAGAAATATTTCCGACGCCACTGAACTTCATAAGTCCATCGGCAAGATTAGAAAGTTTCGTCGAAATATCATCAGGGATTGTGACGGTGTTCCATTTGTTAATTGAGTCCGCTAACTCGCCCAGGGGCCCAGTGACAGTTCCAAGCGACCATCCTGCAAGAAAAGACAAACCAAAGTCATTTATGCCAGAAGCAAGATCTTTTAGTTTTTCTCCGATTTTTGCAGGAATAGATACACTTTTCCATTTTAAAACAGAATCGGCCAGTGACGCCAAGGGACTAACCAGCTGATCAATAGACCATCCGGCAAGAAATGCAAACGAAAAGGCTTCAACACCAGTAGCAAGACTCGTCAGCTTCGTTCCCAACATATCGTCAATGGAAACAGACTCCCATTTTCCAACAGATTCGGCCAATGTCCCAAGTCCAGAGGATACAGTATTGATAGCATCTGCACCCCAACCAGCTGCCCAGAAAGAGCTAACTCCGGTTGCCAAATTGGAAAGTTGTGTTCCTAAATCGTCCTTGATGGTAACGTCGTTCCATGTATTCACAGATGCGGCCAATTCGCCGAGAGGTGCTGCTACTGTAGAAATCGCAGAGGACCCAAAACCAGAAAACGTGAACGTGCTGATTGCATTCGCAAGGTCGAGCATGTTATCAGCAATGTTGTCCGGAACTTCTACGTTTTGCCACGCATTTACAGATTCGGCCAATATCCCAAGTCCAGAGGATACAGTATTGATAGCATCTGCACCCCAACCAGCAGCCCAGAAAGAGCTAACGCCAGTCGCGAGAGAAGATAACTGACCGGGGAGATTGTCATCGACACTTACTCCCTGCCACTGCTTAACTGCTTCAGCTAAGGGGCCAAGTCCATCAGCAACTGCTTTAATCGAAGCGGCTCCAAGTCCAGAGAAAGTATTTGCCAGGCCGCCAAGAGCAGTAGCGCCCATAGCACCAAGCATTGCAGTGAGAGCATTGTTTACATCTTCCCAAGACATCGTGGAAAATGTTTTAAATGCTTCAGCCAAATCATCGAGCCCCTGAATCGCTAGAAGCAATGACCCACTTCCTAAGAATCCAGTTAAACCAGAAACCAAGCCATGAATGCCAGTAATGGCGGCTACTTCTGTAAGTGCACCGCCCATTCCAGCCAGGCCTCGTTTGATTTCATCCCAGCTAAGACCTCCGATTTGTTCAAGAGCATCTGCCAAATCACTAAGTCCAGTAATTGTAAGCCGAATAGATCCTGCTCCAAGCAAACCACTGAATCCAGCAATCTTACCAAGAGCGCCTGTAAATCCTGCCACTTCGGCAAGTGCACCACCCATAGCAACAAGGCCATGAGTGATAGCTTCCCAAGACATAAATCCAAATTTTGTAAGCGAATCGGCAAGTTCATCAAGTCCGCTGATTACGATAGTAATTGAACCGGCTGCAAACAATGAACCAAATCCTGCCAGTTTGGATACGGCAACAATTGCAGTTGAAACTTCAGCCAGAGCTCCTCCCATTCCAACAAGGCCGTGCTCAATCTCATCCCAGCTAAAACTTCCAAACTTACTAAGGCCATCGGCAAGTCCCGACAAAGATTGGACAATAATCAAAGTAGACACACTGCCAGCCAAAGAACCTAAGCCGCTTACTTTGTTGAGAATACCAAGAGCGACAACTAGCTCACCAAGGGCACCGCCCATAGCAGTCAGAGATCTCCCAATTTCATCCCATGAGAATCCAGAGAATTTGCTCAAGGCATCTCCAAGAATCTTACAGCTCTCTGCAATTGCCAAAAGACTAATGCTGGTTCTGAGCGGAACCTTAACTCCATTCAGAGCTTTAAGTCCAGCACAGAAGATGGTCAGACCACCACCAACACCGATAAGACCCTTAGCAATTTCTTTAAGCGACAAATCACCAAATTTAGCCATCGCAGATGCCAGAACCTTCATGGATTCGGCAACCAGAATTAAACTGATAGACGCTTTACCCAATCCTTTAGATCCATTTTTAGATAGCGTCTTTGTGATGCTATCCAAACTTTTTGTCAACATTTTGAACATAGTGGCCATGGTGCTAATGCCTTTAAGTGCCGCCCCAGCATCGATCTGCGATAGTGTGTTCAGAGATGCTGTCAAGACACCGATCGCGCCAGCAATTCCTACAAGTGATGTCACTTTAATGGTTGTCGTCAACGCCTGCAGGCTGTCATGTAAGCTCTCGAAGAGCTCAGAAATTTTAGCTTTCAGAGATCCGGAATTTTTGCCTGCTCCGGTCAATTTTTCGATAAAATCAGAGATTCCGCTGGCAGCATCAAACAACTTTTTGCCTGTTAAAGCACTAAATGCGGCTGCAACGGTCCCAAGGATACCCTTTAGCGAAATATTCTCTTTCAGCCAAGAGAATACAGTCTTAAAGGAGCTCCAAATAAACCCAAGAACCGAAGATATGCTTGAACCGATGGCGCCAAACACTCCACTAAATCCACCAGCGCTATCGAGCACGCCAGAGAACAAATTGGAGATACCCGAAACAATCGTATCGAACATTCCGACAAGTCCGTCTGTCGAAAAACTCTCATTCAAAGTAACAAGAAAATCGCCGACAGAAGCAGCGGCATTCAAAAGCGTATTTCCTAAATCTTTCAAACCATCGGAGCCTAAGAGTTTGGCAATTGCATCGCCAACAGTTCCAAGAACTTTCTTGAAAATATCAAAAACAGCAAATACGCCCTTAAAAGTGCGCTTCAATTTATCAGCGGTCTCGTCGCTTACAATCAAAGAAGCTGTAAAATTCTTGAGATTTTCAGTCATTGAGAGTAACTTGCCTGAGGTCAAAGGAGCAAAAATCTCACCAAACGCCTCTTTAATAGACCCCGTTACTTTGGATACTGCATCCCAAATATTCCAGAAAGACTGAATTAGATCATCTCGACCACCAGACTCTTTCCACTCTTTAAGCATCTCATTTCGAGCTTCAGCCCCGCCTGCAAATACGTCGTACATAGCGTTTGCCAAATCGGTCCAAAGCTGAGTAGCTTCTTCCTGATTACCAAAGATCAACTCAAAGGTGTTCATCCAACCGGTAGATACAGCATCTTTTACAGAATCAACCGCATCGCCCCAGGTTCGTGCTTCCTGAGCGGCTTTGAATGCTTTCAGACCGAAAGAATCGACTTTATCACCAAGTTCAGAAATTGCCTGAGATGCAGTAATACCTTTCTCCTCAGCATAATCGTAAATTTGGTCAACGGCACTTGAATAGGTCTGGAAAACAGACATCATAACGTCCGAAGTAAACCATGCGTCGTCTGTCAAATGCTCGGCGAACTGAGATTTTGTAAACGATCCTTTGTTGTTTACAAGAGAGGTATAGGTATCATTAGCGTTTTTCTTTAACTTTCCGAGTGCAACACCAGCATCCAAACATTTCTGACGAAACTCATCAGTATCCATACTGGCATTTTGAATCGACTTATAGTCTTCCTTGCGCATAATGCCGGCGCCCATAGCCTGAGATAGCTGGTACATTGCACGACTGGCAGTAGAGGCATTTTGGCCAGAAAGAGCTGCCCAGTTGGCAATGCCCTCCATGGCAGTCACAGATTCTTCAAGCCCCTTACCAGATGCTGTGAATTTCGCAATGTTTGCCACCATATCGGTGAAGCTATAGGAGGTTTCATCTGTAAACCAGTTAAGTCGATCAAGCTGCTCATTAACACGCTCAAGTTCATTGCCCTGTGCAACCAGAGTTGCCACAGATGACGTCTTACTGCCAAATTTAGCAAAACCCGCAGAAATCTGATCAATGGAAAGCGACTTTACAAGGGATTCACCAGTAGAAATCGCAGCATTTGTAATTCGCTGCAAAGCTGTAATGCCAATTACTTCCAGGGCACTGAACTTCTGTTGAACAGCATAAATACCACCCTGAAGTCCGCTGAAATCCATTGAATTAGCAGCTTTGGATACACTTTCAAGGCCTTTACTGGCTCCATCAAGCTTCAGCCCTTTTTCTAAATTGTCAATGCTTTTAAGGCTTGTTGAGATGCCTTTCTCAAACTGTGCATTGTCAAACTGCATCTCAACAATGCGCTGGTCAATAGACGAACTCATTCCTTTGCCACCTCTTCCCAAACCTCAGCTGCCAGTTGGTCAAAAATAGGGCGGATAGCCGGGTTGATGTAATCTCGACCCTGAACGTATCCGCCATTCCTTGTTCCGTGACCATATTGCAGGATAATCGCAATATTCACGCCTTTATTCACATTGCTGTTGGTCCAGGTGATCTTTACACCGTCTTTATCGCGGTTGATCCTGTAGTCCCAACTCTCAGCAGTTTTGCCGCTGTCTCTTGGGGTAGCCAGGGCCAATGCCTCTACCCCTTTCCGGCCATACTTATCCAGGCATTTCAGGTATTCCTCTTCGGACATGCGCTTTAAAAACCGCTTTGTCTTTTTAAGGTCCCCCTTATGCTTAAAAACAATGGCCATTTTGATTCTCCTTATACGTACTCAGCCTTGTACAGCCCCATGTCTGTCAGCTTCAGCTCTTTTGCCAGATTGTAAAATTTCATGGCATCGCCATTGCTCACAGGTCCGATCGCGATCTTCTGCATTGTTCCAGTAGCAGGTTTTGCAGGCGCCGAAGGGGCAACATCCGTAGACCAGGCCTTGATGATCCGATTCAGATCCACTTCTCCATTGATACCGCTCACAATGCCCTGCTCATACTGGTGAATATGGCGCGGCAGCATAGTATCATAGTTTGCTCTGGTATCTGACAGCCAGCCGATATAGCCATTTCCATTCACAAGATTCGCATAGTCAATGTTTGAATAAGCAAAGTTTGTATAGGTATAAAGGCCAGGCAGATAACCAAGTTCACGGATTCTCTCACAGAAAGCCGTTGCAGCGGCATTTCTCAAGGTTTTCGAGATATGATCCGCGCGGCCCCTATGGCTCTTTTCGCTCGAATACTCTGCGTCAAAGAAGATCGGAAGACCCTTACCGCGGCCATTCAGTACCTTAACCGCATACTCAGCCTCGGCCTTGCCTTCTGCAGCATTCAACGCCTGGCTAAAGAAATAGAACCCTGCCAGCTTATTGTTGGCCAGGGCTCCTGCAATGTTCTTCTCAAAATATTCATCCGTTACCAAGGTACCGGCATCGCCGTAGCCTCGGTAGCCAATGCGAATAAATGCCTTATAAGGAACCTTCACCCAGTTGATAGTTTTCTGGTACTTCGATACATCGATCATGATATCGTTTGCCACGGTTGTATTCTCCTCTCCATAGGTGCCCACTGCATTCGGACAACCGCAATATTCTGTCGGATCAATGCCTGTTCCCAGTGCAGTTTCACGGCACTCAAAGTGCACATGTTCATACGGCGGGTCAGCCAATGCAGCGTTGCCGGTATTACCCATAACGGCAATTAAGTCACCAGATTCTACAATATCTCCGGCCTTAACAAGCAGCTTTGCATTATGGCACAGGTAAATGTACCTCGTCCGGCTGCCCTTCGGGGGATTCTGCACTTCCAGGCAAATATAATACCCCCACTCCCAGGTCCTATTGGATTTGTAAGTTACAATTCTGGCTCTCGTAACTTTAAACTTCACTTTCGTGCCGTCTTTGTAATAAGGAGCAAAATATTCCTTATCATCCAAAAGTTCCAGGTCAATTCCGCCGTGCCAGGTCTTTCCTCCTCCACGGGTATAACCATATCTTGCGTAATTGTAACGGACTCGCACTCGTCCGTTGGTAATACCGCCTGCAAGTCTCATTCTTATCTCTCCTTCTAAAAGGGAATCATCCTTTGGTACCGGTCTTTGCCCGGCGCTTAGCATTTAGCTCTGCATATCTATCAAATGTAGCTTTTTTGCTCATCTTTTTCTTCGGTTCATGGCTATTATTTAAAACCCGTACCAAAGTAATCAGCCGGTTCAAATGCCAGCGCTCAAACTCAACCGGTATCCCCAAATCCACCATCCAGGAATAGATCACTTCGTTAGTAATAACTTTTTTCTTTCCCGTTCGCTTCTCATCCGCAAACCAGGTGGCTGTCATAGGGTCCTCGATATATGCATCGATCTCCGCCAGCTGTTTATTGGTGATTCCGTAATAAGCCATAGGGTTTACAGCCTTGTTCACCGTCATACAGCGGATATAATCGATCTGCTGCTCTTTGGTATGAGCCTCGTCACTTAAAAAGACTTTGTGCCATTTTGATTCCCACTTAGAAAGAGAGATAAGGGAATGCTCAAGCACAAGTTTCTGCTCCGGTACCGTAATAAACTGGTTATTCGCCTCGTCGTAATACTCTCTCGGGGCTACCGTAATCTCAAGCATTCCTTATCTCTCCTTATGCCTTATGCTTTAGGCAAAACCGTTACATTGCCTGCCGGAACTGCACTAACTTCTTCCATCTTCGGCGCAACCTCAGCAAAGAACTTGGCAGCCTCTTCGGGGTTGCTCAAAAGTTCAATGTAAAGATCGCTGTAGGCTTCAGTCTGGCTAAAAGCCTCACTCAGTTCCTGGCTCTTAATAAAGCGTTTGCCATCATCGCTCTTCACACCATAACTCTTCATGAGTAGCTCCTTGAACAGTTTGGTAATACGAATGATGTCCTTTTCTGCGATAATGCGTTTCATCGTCTCGCTGAAGGTACCAGCGGTCGTAAGCTCCATATCGACAAGTTCAGCCTTAGTCAGATTAAAACGGAACTCTTCGGTACGCTCCAGGCCGTCGTAATCGGTATAGGTAATGGTTTTCTTAAGCATGGTCATTTTCTCCTTTCAAAGAACGTAGTTATGCGCCGACTTCGCCCAGCAGAGTCAGAACCTCGGCAGGCAGCGGCAGTTCAGGCTGGTCGCTTTCGCCGCCGTACAGCTTGGCCTCCAACTGAGACAGTTTGCTCTTGTCTGCAGTGCGGCTGTCGATCACGATGTGTGCAGTCGGTTTATGGCCGGCAACAGCAACCGGGTTGGTGGTGTAATCCCAGCTCATAGTCGCAGCGTCAGGGCTGTCATTGATGGTCTCATGGCTCATCTCCGAAGGGGAAGCCGTGGCACCATAAACCAGATGCAGCTTATAGCCAGCTTCATCGCTGACATCGTTGCCGATCTTGGTGCGGTAAGACAGGCCAAACATCTTGCGGCTCTGCTGGCTGGCATAAGCGCCCTTGGCGATCTGCACACGACCATCGCACTCATTCCACTCATCAGGATAAGTGTAAGCCTCGATGGTGCCACCATGGTCCTCGGCTGCACGCATGGAACCGTACTTGATGTTGTCGGCGTACAGGGCGGTCTCGTCTGCGCCGGAGGGGCTCTCGGAGACCGAGGTCAGGCCATTCCATGCCACGCCGGGGGTATATTTGCTAGAGACGGTGTTATACGGGTACAGAACACCATGGTCAACGCCAGTTTCGTAAAAGCGCTTGCCGGTATCATCCCAGGTAATAGCTGCCATTTTGATTGTCCTCCTTTAGTAATAAAGGTTTAATACATAGTGGTTTAAATTGTCAGCCGTGTAAAAACGGTCAAACAAACAAAGCGGCCACTGTGCGATAAGTTCCGGAATCTTCGTATCCGGGTTCTTATCGATCACAGTGACCTGATAGCGTTTTGTCCATCGGTACGGGGCATTGTCCGCAAATTTGGTATCGGCTGTACTCAACTCGTAAAGGATACAGGGGTACTTCAGCTGGGTATTCACCGTAGGCTGAAAATACACCCTGCAATCCTTTCCGGTTTCCGGGCAGCCCAAAACCTCACACAAATCATGGTGGAGCTCAAGTCTCGTCCCCATTGTAAAGACCTCCCAACGTCAAGATCAGTCGTGGATACTGTACCTCGACCTCGTTGATCTTCCACTTTGCCCCATTAAATTCGGCATAACGCATCGCAAAGTAATTCTCACGGGCATACGGGTCAGATACAATGCTCAGCTGACTGCTGATGACGAGATCGTCGTTCAGGTGCTCTGTACCCTGGAGTCTCCGTGTATTCCGGATAAAATCGCCATAATAAGGCCGAACTGTAATCTCCTCGGTATGTACACCGGGCGCGGTCTCAGTCAGCTTACAGTATCCAATGTTTCCGTAAAACTTAGCCATGAGAATCTCCTTTTAGGTTAGTAATGGCTAACCTGCGATCAGCCGCCAAGACCGCTGGTAGCCTTAGTCTCAAAGACAATAGCAGACTTCGGCACGGTCAGGGCAGCGGAGCAGCGGGTCTCAATCAGATATTTCTCCTGGTTGTAGTCAATGTCGAAGTCCTCGAACATAGACACAGCGCCACCCTTGTCAGCGCCAACAGTGTAATCAGCCAGGTTGACCATGATGGCCTTCAGGGTAAAGGTATCCTTCTTACCACCAGCGGAAACCTCACGGGTCAGGTTCTCGAACTGAGGAATGGTAACAATCTTAGCAACACGCATAGCGGTGGCCAGCTCATCAACGCTCTTGTAGAGACGAACTCCATTCTTGTCCTTCAGCAGCAGCATCTCAGCCAGCACGTCCTCACTGGTAAACAGGGTCGGGTTGCCAGAACCCTTGTACTCCTTGCGGGCGCGGATGGTATCGTCAATCAGGTTGCTGGCGGTCTCGCCCTCGGTAGTGCCGACGGTAACTTCACGCTTCACAGTGAACAGATCATCGTCCGTCCAAATCGGGCGAATATGAGTTTCCTGAATCTTGTCATCAGCAGCGCTGGAGCGGCCATCGCCAATCAGGAAAGCACGGGCAAGTTCCTCGTTCAGCTTACCGCGCATCTCACCCTTGACCCAAGCAACAACATCGAAATCCGTGATGTCAAGAATATCATCGCGGTCGAACTTCTGCTTTTTATAAACAGTCTGGGGGTCGGTGGTACGCTTCAGCAGAGTAAAGACTTCCTCGATCTTCTTCTTGCCCTTGGTGTAACCTTTGGCACGGGCATCATCAGCGGTAATATCAGCAAAGCTGGTCTTTACGCGGCTGAAAGGAACATGCTTAACGCCGTTCATCACAACACTGACCCAGCTCTGATCACGATCAATGAACTTCGGGGGAGTATTCAGCTCCTTGTAGTTCGGGAACAGCTGGTCGATCTGCTTGATGCCATAATCACCCTCGGAATGCTCCAGATAATCCTCGGTAGCCTCCTTCAAAGTCAGGCGGCCCTTCTTGGCGTCATTGATGATGGTAGTCATAGCGTCATGGGACAGAACATCCTCAGTACGCTCGGTCTCTTTGTCGAAAATATTATGCTTCATGGTTTTATCCTCCTCAGTAATGGGTTCTTCTTTGGCACTATCGCCGGATTCCTTATCTGCAGCCAGACCGACCATAGCATACAGAACCTTTTTCTGTTCCTCGGTCATGCTGTCAATTACTTCCTGAACAGTCTTACCATTCTGTTCAGATTCGGGTTTCTTAGTTTCTTCGGCCATCTCAGGCTCCTCCTTTTTGTCATCGGAATGTTCAAGGGTGTCATCGAACTCTCCGGAGTCGTATTCCATATCACCGGCATTGTTATAGATAACGCCCTCATCAACACTGGCTTCGCCATGGGCAAGCACTTCGTCGATATGAGCCTCGGGGTTAGCACCGGCCAGCACCAGGCTCAATTCTCGGATAATGCCATGGGCCACATTGCCTCGACTTTTATCGCCGGCGTATTGCAGCCCATTCGCCCAAATGGAAAAGGACGTAATGTCACGGTTCTTCACAAGAGCCTTCGCATTACGTCCCTGGTCAGTGTCGTTAAAAGTCACATAAGCTCTCATGCCCTCGGGCTCTGCCTTCAAAAGGGCATGTCCCAGAACATTCTTGGCATCGTTATGCTGGTGGTTCCATACAAGTGGCACTTCCTGGCCGTCCTGCTCTCGGAATGCACCTGGCATAATCGTTCTACCGTCGCCGCAAAGCACGCCAAACTTGGTGGCCCAGCCACGACAATCGTAATTACGCTTTGCCATTTTGATTCTCCTCCTTAGGGACGATCGGTTTATTATCGGCAAGCTGTTCCTTGCTCTGACTGATGTTGGGGTTGGTCAGTTTATCCGATTCCGGGTCCTCATTCGGGCGATAGCCTACGATCTGTCGCAGTTCGTTCGAGCTCAGGATCTCATTACGACGGAACTTATCAGCCACGTCAGCCAACTGCGCCACCGGCACCAGCTTAAACGGATCGTTAAAGAACACGATCGACTGGTGTTGGCTCCTGGCAGTCTTAGTCAGGAACTTACGCCGCATCTCCAACACGATAGCGGATACGATCGGTTCAATCGTCCGATTATAGTAGTTCAGCATCGTCTTATCGTCAGCCGTTCCATCCATAACCGCCTGGGTAATACCCAACTGGCTCCAAAGCAGATTCTGCAAATACTCGATCTGCTTCATCAGGTTATTGTCAAGGCTGCGGTTCAGCTGGGTAATGCGCTCGGTGCCATCAGTATAGGCAATGCCGTATTTGGACCCTGCCAACTGATCTTCCACAAGCTTTCGCCGTTCTTCAGCCTGTTTCCGCCGGGCCTCTGTCTTAATGACATAGGGCAGCTGGATAATCAGATCAAGCTTACCGGAGCTGGTCTGCTCGTCCACAACATCCAAAAGGGCCAACTTGCGGATCAGGCGCTGCATCGTTGAGTTCGGCTCATTCATTACCGCAAACAACGGGTTCTCCACAATACCCACCATGCTTTTGGGCAGAGTAACTTCCTCCTGCCTCCCGGTCTGGTCATTGTAAAGCCGAATTCGTATCCGATCGGGATACCACTCGATCACCTTCCCAACTCGCAAACTCTGGATGTCATATCCATTGGTCATAAGTGGGTTGGATGTAGTATCCACCGGCACAATCGCAATACAGCCCTCGTCCATCAGGCTCATTACCATATCCTGGATAAAAGCTCGCCCGGTCTGGTCGATGTTCGCTTCCACATTCAGGCAGTTGTTCAACCCGCTGTCTATTTCTTTCAGGAAACGGTCATCCTCATCCATCCGGGCATGGGCCATTTTGATTGCAGCACAGTCAATGCCGATACGGTTTATAACCGAGGTCACGATCGTTCGCTCATTACCTCTCGTAAACCGTACACGGTCAGGTCGGTAGCCATAACTAACCTCCCCGCCGCGATAAACCGGGGGATCTCGAATCAAGAACGCATTCCAGGCACGTTTTATCCTGAAGCCAAAAGAGTAATTTTCTTCCATTGTTTAACCTCATTATTTAAATGTATCTTTCATGTATTTGTAATCAAGCATTGAGTTAATAATAAGGCTTACATTCTTTGAAACTTGCATTTCTTTTCCATTAAGCGTATAATTATGCTTCTTTAGATACGAATTTACAAGGTTTTCGCCTGCTGTCACTGCATGTTTCGTAAGATTATGACGTTGTTGGCGTTCTAATTCATCGAGAATAGGCGTGGCACTAAATTTTTTCTTCTTGTCTGCTTCATGCCAAGCTGACGGATGTTTTGGACGAATATCGGTTTCAATTTTATATCTCTTTCGGCCAGCAGCAGTCAAGGTGCCATCGCTGTTCTGGTATCTTCGCACGCCCCATTTCATTCCAAGAATGCCATGGTGGGCTAAGTAGTCTTCGCCAGAGTTTACACATTCATAGTTCCACATATCTTTTACCTATATAGTTGTATTT